CCTTAACGACCGCTATAGACGCGTCTACCGCGCCAAGGATAGCCGAGCTACCACGCGCACCCCTGTCGCTGTTCTTGCCGCTGTGATGCACAAACACGACCGCGCAATCAAACGCCTGCTTTAACGCGTCTGCCGCGGCAACGGCTAATCCACTTTCCTGCGCCGAGTTTTCGTCCGCCCCCAAGAGGGCGCGCGCTAATGTATCAACGTAAATGCACGTCCACTGTCGGTCGAGGCGCTCTATCGAATACATCAGCTTCTCGATGTCCGCCTGATCGCGGAAATTGACCGCCAGAGGCAACATGTGGAAGTGACCGCTGGCACCCAGCCCGTGCGACATCTTCCACGCCTTGACGCGCTTTCCCAGCCCGCCAACGCCCTCTCCCGCGATATACAGCACGTCGCCCTGCTTCGTTGGCATGCCCTGCCACTCGATGCCGTGCGCCTGACAGAGCGCCATATCGAGCGTGATGAAGCTCTTACCCGAACCGGGCGCACCGTAAATCATGCTCAACCCGTGCGCCGTGATAAGCCCGCTGTCGCCGTCACCGACCGCCCAGCTCACCGGCGGCATGCTAATGAGGTAATCCTCATCGACGAAGTCGTAATATTCGCGCTCCGGCTCGCCCGCGTTGTCGTTGTCCGCGACCGCCTCGACGACTGGCGCCTCACCCAGCACCGGCGCCGCCTTAACCTCGGACAGCAGGTCTTCGATATCCCGACCACCGGCGAGGTAGTCGACGACGTCGCCCTTGTCGCCTAAGCCCGACAGCTCGACGACCTTGACCGCCGCCGCACCGTCAAAAATATTGGCGACCACCGTGTCGGCGTGTGCGCGCCCCGCGTCATCGTTGTCCGGCAGGATCACGACATTACGGCCCTCAAACCACTTGTTCAGCTCCGGCTTCCAGTTCTTCGCCCCGCCGTTATTAGTCGTGGCGACGATACCGTGGCGCGCCAGCCTGTCGGCCGCCTTCTCGCCCTCGACGACAAATACCGGCATGTCGGGCTTTGCCAGCATGTCGTGCAGGCGGTACGGCACCGGCGTCACGCCGTCTAAATTGTGTAGCCACCCGCCATTACCGTCTGGCCGCACCTGTCGGAACGTCTTTGGCTCGTAGCGGCGTATCTGGTAGACAACCTCGCCGTGTTCGTCGGTGTAGTCGTACACCGCGCTCATAAACCGCGCCGGTTGCAGTTTGACTTGCGCCTGCTTCTGTATGCCAAACTTCTTTTCGAGAATGTCGGGGATGCTACCCATTACTGTGGCGCCCTCATTTAGACGCACCAAGTCGACGACGCCGCCGCCCTCGTTTGCCTCGAAATCGAACCAAGTGCCTTTGCGTAAATCGACTTCCTTCGAGCCGTGTGTGCCCCAGCGCAGAGTATGCCCGCGCTTCTGGTTAGGCTCGCCCCAATACGCCTTGGCGACCGTCTCTATATAGCTTGCAATATTGCTCATACCACGCACTCCCCACCGTCTTTTTGGCAGAAGTAATCTTCCTCATCAAATACCCAATCCTGCTGACGAGAAACAAAGTCAACAAAACTGGCTAAATCTCTACCGCGTTCAAACCTGTTGTTCAGCCGCTCTTCAGCCTCAATCCACCACTTAGCTAACTCAGGATGTTCTCTTGCCATCATTGCAAGTGTCGCTTCGCTTTTCAGAAAACAAAAGTCGCAATTACCCTTCATTGTTTTTCCGTTGTATATGGGCAAACGAAGGTCAAACGGTTGCGCGGCCCAAAAAGCCTCAACATCATGTTTGGTCTTGCCAGCATCACCTAACGGGTAAAACAGCTCTATATTACCCTCTTTCTTTTTTGTTAGGCGGCGAGGTTCATCAGCGCGTATACCAACAGCATTTGTCCAGCTTTTCCAGCCTAAAGATTTTAAATATTTTTGACCTGTTTGCATTTTTAAAACGCCAGTGCAAAAACGAAATCTGGCGTTGGGCAGTCTCCCATACTTATCAATCAGCTTGTCAAATGGTTCGCCGTTCCTGCTTGCGCTATTATGGTTTACAATTTTAAAAGAATTTTTGCCCTCATCAGTTATATCGTATTCCAACCACACAATCGGCACATTCCACCGATCTGACACCTCTTGCACAAAGTCCAACGTCTGAGGCATTTCCTTGCCCGTATTTTGAAACGCTACGACAGCCCTGCTCGGCAATCCATTGTTTGCTTTTATTATTTCATGCAACATGTAAGCAGAAGTCCGGCCGCCGCTAAAACTTATCTGCACGTTGCCGTCTGGTAATTTAAACGCTTTCATCTGAAAACCCTCGACCCCTGTTCCCTTGAAGGTGCGGGCGACGGCCAAGGGAAAACCGCCGCCCGCCACGCGATCAGAACAGGTCGCCGCCTGCGCTGACGGCGGCCGGTGGTGTTGCCGCCATAGGCGGCGCGACCGGCGCTGACGCGTGTTCTTGTGGCGCGGGTGTGCTACCCGCCGCATCCATTGCCGCTGGGCGATCCACCCAGTTGACGATCTTCAGCGTTGGCGCCTTAAAACGCAACTCGCCTTGCGGGCTTTGCATCTTGATCGTCTCAGGCGTACCGGCCTCGATCACCGGTATCTTGCCCGCATTGGCGCTACGCTCGGCCATAAACTGGTCGTGCAGTTTGTCGACCACCCGCAGAACCGTCTTGGCGCTGTGGCTAAACTCACGCGGGCCACTCTCGCCGCTGATGACCACGCGCATGCGGAACGCCTGCTTGTGGTCATCGCTTGGCTTCGCAACCATTGCGTCGCCAATACGCACCATATGAAAGTCTGGGGCGCCTGACGCAAAACTCAGCCAGCCCACTTCCATATTGTCGAGGTCTGCGGCGAATTTGAAACCCGGCGCAATATCCTCTTCGTTCTTCTGCCAAGTCCCGTCCGCGCCTTGGACGCGGTCTTGCTTGATCCAGTCACCACCCTTCGCATCGAATTTGATGATCGGTAAAATGTCCCCGCTTGAACGGGCTTCTGTAGAAAATCCTAATGCCATAACGATAAACTCCTTAACATCAACATTAGTTCAAATTTGCTCCAAAACCTTGAAGCTCTCGATCGGGTAGTACGCACAGACGTCGACGTCCTGCGGATCGCCTCGGTCTGTCCGACCACCCATTTGCAAGCTGAAATCGCTGGCAAACGATATGCGTGCCAGCGCGTCAGTCCACAAAACTATCAGATAAGACGGCAGTCCGGTGGTTTCTGTCAAGTGCCTTGCTCGTATGACCTTGTGCAGATTAACCATAGCCGTCGGGTATTTGTTCATCTCAAACGTGCGCGTCTTGATCTCGCCAAACCCTACAATGCAGTCCTCTTGGTCGCAGTGGATAGCGCAATCTATGCCATACTGCACCGGCAGTTTGTGAAGCGAGTAATTGTGCCGCTTCAACAGCTTGGCGACCGACAGCTCGTTTTGCAGGTCGATGGCCGTCTCGTAATGCGGCCGGGTCATTTCATCACCGCCAAGTGTTCGCGCAACACCATCTCGAAAGTCTCCCAATCCATTGTGACTGTATACCGCCAGTCATACTGCTCGGCTATGTCACCGGCCAGCCCAGCGTTGCCGAGCATGACCAAAGCCTGAACGGGCAAGCGCACCTGCACCGGCTGGAAGTCGAGCTTGTAGATCAGGCACGGCAACGCGTCATTTGTGTTGGCCGAAGACCTAGCCGCTGTGACGACCTGATCCCACCAGCTCGGCGACACACCCTTGGCGTACCGCTTGCACTCAATCAGGAACGGGAACGGCTTGCCGTCGGCCGGTTCCAGATCGCTCAAATCCTTTTCCTGATATTGCGACAGGCGACGCCGTAACTTGCGACCCGTCGCCAGCTCAATCAGCTTGCAGACTTCGCGCTCGAAGGCCGCCCCCTTAGCGCGTCCACCACCGGCACGCATCAGCCCAAGCTCTCCAAGCCGTGCCGACCGGCCTGACCGTCGAGCGACGACTGCACACTGCGCTGACGAATTTTGCTGGCAATTTGTGCCGCCAGCATCTCATCCGCCAGCGACGACTGACTGCGGTGAGCCGATAATTCCAGCTCCTTTTTTAGCGCCTCGATGGTCGAGGTGCGAAGCCGAAGCAAAACTGGCTTAATTTCTGACATTTTGTAACCCCTTCTGTGATCGTTGCTGGAAGCTAAAAACGCCGCTGGCAACTTTTTGGTACTGATATGCCCCAAAACACCCAAAGCCCGTCAGTGAGCTTGTATGGGCGATTAAAGGCATAGTGCTATTTTTTTGATATTTCTTCAAAATAACACTTGAAATATTCTAATATCAGATTATCTTCATATTTGTACAGAGGTACAAAACAGGTAAATTTAACAAGGGAGACTAAAATGACACTGTTGGACAAAATTGAAATCTGGAGACAGGACAATTTGCCGGTCGGCTCAGAGGCGTCGAGTGATCTGTGCAATCTTATTATGGATTTGCACGACGATATGCCAGACCCATCAGATAATGAGGTTGCAGGGTATTGGCTTCTGGGTCTGGTGTGGGACAAGTCGTCGCTTGTCGAACACCGCGACGCAATTAAATCATTTGTAGACGCGGCGGCTTAACAGCCCCGCCCCAACCAAGGGAGACTAAAATGGCTAAATTAACAAAAAATCAGAAATCATTGATCAGAATGGTTGCGCTTTATTATGGAAGCGCAGTTCAAGAGCTTGAGGCAAACGGCATAACGCCAAGGTATGACGTATATATGTGGATGTACGTTTATCATTGTGAGGAGCTCGGAATGGACGTGGCTTCATATGAGCGTGACGCGGCAGATCGTTATTGGGCAAGAGTAACGGCGGCGGCCTAACGGCCCCGCCCCACAAGGGAGACTGACATGCCAGTACCAACATACGACGAGCTAAAAAAGGCTCTGCAAATTATCGAGGCGGGTGACTTTGGCGGTCGCCGGATCACCCGCGCCGCCGCCAAGCTACGCGGCTTGAAGACCTACTTCACCGGCCAGCCGTGCATCAACGGCCACGTCGACGACCGCGCCGTCAGCAACGGCAACTGCATGACGTGCGTCAAGCTCAAGGCGCGCCGGTACAGCCACAAAAAGCGGACAGGAAGGAAGCGGTTAAATGATTAAAGAGTTTTTCGGATTTTTGTTTTTGATGTCGTTTGCGATTGTGATGTGTACTAACGCGGTGACGTCTGAGTGGAACCTATTCGCGCTGATGGTTAAGTCGGCGCAGTATTTCGGGGGGCAGTGATGATACACGCATTTACCACCGCCCCAGATATACGCGGGCATGAGAGCGTCGTCAGAGCCTTTGAGGCTGACGGCATGAAGGTCGAGCTTCCAGACGGTTACATCGTGTTCGATCACTTCTATGACCCCAACCGTCCGGTCGAGGTAAACGGCTCGATATATGCGCCAGAAGTTGGCACGGTTGTTTATCCCACATCTGTCGGCATGCCAGCCGACGCGTCCTGTTACCTTGTGCTGGCGAAGCACCGCACCCAGAAGACTTACTTCAACGGTGACTACGACGTCAGCTCGGACATCGTCTGTGTCGAGACGCATAAGACACCGAAATTCCGCACGGTCAGGCACATCATTCGGTTTGTGCCAGAAACGCGCCGCCTTGTTTTTGAGAAGACAAAGCGAGAGAGGCGAAAGCAGTCACCATCAATGCGGCTGGCCTCGTTCAAACGCCAGAAGGCCTTGCGTTGGGCGACACCAAGGTGGTGTGACAAGCGCGAGATTGACCGGCTGGCGAGAAAAGTCAGAGGCATGAATAAGCAAGCTGGCTTCATCAAATTTCATTTAGACCACATCGTGCCGCTTCAAGGTAACGACATATGTGGTCTACATGTGCCGTGGAATTTGCAGGTAATCACGGCTGAAGAAAACCTGCGTAAATCTAACAAGTGGAGTAGTTAAAATGAATACAGATAGACACTGCAAAATCGTCAAAGATATGGACGATAGAATTATGACCGGCGAGCGCATAAGCCCAGAGATTGTGATGCTGTTAACAGCGTTGCGCGACTTGGTGGATCAGTCGCACGACTACAGTCGCAAAATGTCTGACCGCGTAAACGCAATGAAAAGGCAAGTGGATTTGTTGGAGTGGACTAAAAATAAAATGACTGAAAGGGTGGATGCGGAAAAGTCTATTCGCGAACAGTTCCATCGTGAATGTAAAGAGATGGTAAGCGTGGCTAACCGCCGCGCCGGTATTTGGAAGGCAAAAGTTGAACGTCTAAAAGCACAAGGAGAAAAGTAATGCCATTAGTTATTAAACCAGCGACGTATAACCTTCATGTTATTGAAGGCGTCGAATATGACGTGCCATTCACTATCTGGAAAAACGCCAAGACGGGTCGGTGGACACACCCTCTGGCAAATAAGCGCGGTAAGGGCGCATCTTTCAAGACAGTTAAAGAGGCGCAAAAACACGCCTTTGAATGTTTGAAAGAGCGCAACATGATTAAACCTGACGGCGCCGCAAAGAGGCACGACGGTGTGATAGCCCTAACAGAAGCTCAGGGCGATCTGTTCAAGTTTATTAAGGGCAAGAAGATTTGGCCGCTTGACTTCTTGGTTCGTCGTTTTCGCGGCGGGGAGATGCACATCCGACAGCAAATAGGTCAAATCAACAAACACTATCACGTTCACAAACACACTTGTGGATATCGCGTGATGACAGAAAACGAGGTAAGGAGATCAGGCAATGGTCGGTAAAAAAACACCCAACGACATCATCACAGCGAGCCGCATACCGGCCCTGATGAACGCGTCGCCATACGACACACCCAACGACCTGCTGGCCTCAGTGCTGGCAGACATCGAGGGTAAGCCCGACCCCAAGCCGTTCAACGGCAACGAAGCCTGCGACTGGGGAGACGCTCTGGAAGGCATGATCTTGACTGAGGCGGCTAACCGCCTCGGTCTCGACGACCTAAAGCTGGAACACGACGCGCTGTTCCACGACAAGCTACCGTTTGCCGCGTCGCTCGACGGCACCGCTGACGCTGGCGTCGGCGGCTGGGTCGACACAAACTGGGACAAGGGCATCATCTGCCCCAACGGCAAGGTGTTTGTGACCGGCACCGGCGTGCTGGAAAGCAAGCTGACCAGCAACAAGCCAGAGGACGCCCCAGCGCCCCACAGAGGCCCGCTACAGCTTCAAGGCCAGCTAATGGTCACCAAATACACTTGGGGCGCTGTGTGCGTCTTATACGGCGGTGTAGAGCTACGCATCTTCTTGTATCAGGCTGATGCCGCGGTACAGTCGAAGATAATGCAGGCCGTCGACGACTTTGAGCGTCGCAAGCGCGACATCGAGTGGTATCCGGTGCTGTCGTCGTCGGACGGCAACACCGCCTACCCGCGGGTGGACGACGGCGCCGAGCCGCTGGAATTGCCCGCCACCGAGGCTGAGTGGCTCGCACAGCTCGTTAATGCCAAGGACGCCAAGCGTGCGGCCGAGGCCGATATAGACGAGGCTGAGGCGGCGCTGAAAGAGTTTATGGGCAGTCACGAGCAGGCTACCGGCATCGTCGGCAATACCAAATACTCGGTGCGCTGGCCTATGCGGCAGTTCAAGGCACAGCCGCCCAAGCCA